TCTGATTTGCTGGCGACTATGGCGCGAGAATAAGCAATCATAGCGGCCTGAGCTTGACCGATAGATCTGGTATAAGTTGCCATCTGCTGGGCCGCCGCCTTGTTTTCCATTTCAAACTGGGATACCCCAGCCGCACCCAAACCACGAAAACTCGCGGCACCGCTTTTTTTACCACCAGCCAAACCAACCATGCCACCCCAAGCAAATTTAGCCACTCCACTTCGATTCATACCGTGAAGATTGTTATAGCCAATACTTTGGGCAGATTTTTTGTTAATGACAAATTCGCCCGGAGTTAAGAGGGCTGGAACATTATCTACTTGACCACCAGAATTATAGCCAAAAGCCTTATTGAATTTAGCTTGATGCCGAGTTGATTGCTTGGCTATGGCGTTTTGTATGTCTGCTTTTTTGGCGTCTCGATTTAATCCTAAAGCAGCAAGGCCCACTTCTTTATTTCTAGAACCTTGCGTAAGCAAGGAATTAACTGCTATGTTTTTTCTAGCAGATTCTAAAATAGTAACAGTGGCTTTTTTCATCAAGCTTTGTAGAGCATCAAGATTAAATGTCCTCTTTGTGTCTGTTAATGTTTTTGGCGGAATACCGAACATGGCGGCAAGCGGCCCAGACAACCCCTTCGGAAAATCCCAAGTAGAGTTTGCGGCTATTCTCGCATCACCCGAACTTTTTTCGCCCATAAAATTAGCAGACTCTATAGCCGCTTCAAAAATATTACCCTCTATTTGCGACCTATTAGCTTTACTATACCCGGCCCTAAATCTTGACCTACTAAAATTAATACCAGTTCCAAGCTGTTTAACCCACTTTTTACTAAACTCTCCAATAGCAACCGCTAATCTAGCCTGAAAATTACTTCTTTTGTCGGATGGTACTGATCCAGAGCTTATATTTATTGGGATATCTAATCCACTCATCGAAGAGGTCGCGCCAAATCCAGCCTTTTGTGCAGCGGCTACGGCGCCCTTCTTTGTGCCCACCAACCCTTTGGAGGCCGCCTTATAAACCTGTTGACCAGACAATAGACCCCTAAGCTTTTTCTTTATTCCAACAGGCTTCAAAAACGCTCCAGCAATATCTAAAGCCCCGTCGCCCGGTGTGAAATCAAACTGTTTTAAAATAGCATTCTTCGCCGCACCAAGACTCTGGGCCGTGCCAATACCAGCGGAACCCTGTTGTCCAGCCATAAATCTTCCAAAAGCACCCGTCTTTTGAGCAGCAGCTTGCTCTTTGTTGCTTAATTTTTTTACTGTTCTACCATTCGCATACCTATTATTATTCATAGCAGACAAAGTGGCCGGACCAAGTTTTCGAGCACTACTCTTCTTAATAACAAATTCACCGGGGGTTAGCATGGCAGGAACAGTATCTCTATTACCAGATCCGGGCACATAGCCCCCACTAGCAAAACGGCTAATACCACCCCTCATGCCAGCGCCTCTACCTCTGCCCCCCATAAGACCACCCAACATTGGGCCTACAGCCTGCCCAATCTTCATCCCGGCTAAAAGCGTTATCATAGGCAATAATGGCTCTAAAGCATCGGCTATTCTTATAAAAGCTTTTGCAAGCTCTAGCGCGCCAGTAGCAATACTTCTAAATGTGCCACTATCAGCAAATGTACGCATTAACGCTTTAAATTCTTGCCCGACTTTCTGGGCCTGTTGATAAAGAGATTGTTGAGCAGTAGCGGCATCTCTAGCCACAGATCCCGAAGACGCTTGAGCCACATTTAAAGCTTCTTGGGCGGTTTGAAATTGTCTAATAAGAGGAATAACCTTACCAATTTGACGAAAACCACCAAGACTTTCAACAATTTCACTAAATCTCCAGTCCTTTGGATCTAAAGCAGAAAGACCAACCGATAATCTTCTAAAGGCTTCAAAAGCACCTACAAACTGACCTTCCGCATTACGCAACTCAATACCTAATGATTTAAGCTGATTAACGGTATCGGTACGCTGAATACGTGTAAAGATGGTTCTCAGGCCAGTAGAAATAGTCTCAGCAGATTCACGGGTTGTGGCACGAACAGAAGTAAATAGGGCGATTAACTCATTAACACTACCCCCAGCGGCCTCAAACACGCCACCAGTACGACGAATAACAGTAATCAAGTCACCAGATTCAACAGCAAATTTCTTAGATACAGAGTTAATAGCATCCATTGTCTGCTCAAGAAATTTAACATCTCCACCAGCTTGACGCGCCTCTGTTCTAAACTGTCTTAAAACAGCAATTGCGCCTTCTGTTGTGTCCTGAATACTATCAAAGGTAGCAGCTAAACTAGTCTTGGCTAAGATATCTAACGCCTGTTTGGTTTTGTCGGCAGCAAAACCAGCTTGGGCCAAGACCCTAGAAACATTTAATAAATCAGAGGAGCTGGCACCTAGAGAGGTAGAAAGCCGAGTAACCTCTTTGGTTAAACCTCGTAGCTGATTAACAGACTTACCTGTAACCTGAGATATTTTAACTAATTCTCTTTCAAATAGAATGGCCTCGCCAACCCCATCCTTAATAGATCTGGCAAGGGCGAGCATTGTGCCCGTAGCAACTGTAATAACGCTAAACCTACGAGCAGCTTCGGCAAGATTTCTATTGAGCACACCCACATTTCGGCCAGCGGCCCCGGCGTTATCCCTCACGCCCTGCAACTGCCTGTTAACTACAGCTAAGTTACGAGTATTGCTCGTAACCTGCACATTGGCCGTAATACCAGATAACTGATTCCTTATCTGGTTAACTACTTGGCCAACATTTCTTGGTGCTTGTAGCTGCAATTGAGCAGTTAAATTAAATCGCTGTGACATCTTTACCCCACCCTATATAAGTAGGGGGGAGCCAATATCCCCCCACAAACTGTCCACATGTGAATACACACTTATGTGGTTTTAGTAGCCCTTCTCTTTCGTTTTGGTTTTGCTTCCTCTAAGTCAGAAGATTCTTCACACTTAATGGGTTTATCTTCATCATCCAAAAATGGTTTTCTTTTCTTTAGGGAAATTTTAACCCACTCTTCTTCTCCTTCGTCATTAGTCACAGAAACCACTTCTTCGCCATCAACATTAACAAAATACACCTGCTCAGGATCTTTGTTTTCTTTGCCTTCTTTGGTGCGATAGGCAATATATCTTCCATTTTCGTCTACAAGCCTACCATCAATATCAACAAAGTGACCTTCTTTATTAATAAATCTCAGCTCATCATCAACAAATTTAAATTCTTTTAGAAACTTATTTTCTTCAAGATTTTTATCATAGTTTGGATCAAGACCATAAATCATACCCGCCAGTTCCGCAGCCGCCTCTACGACCCAAGGCTCATCGGCCTGTGAATCATAAGCTGCTTGGTCTGGGAATTTAGGACTTTTTGTATTTGGGTCTAACATACAAACACGAATAAGCTCAGAAAATCTAGCGTTATCAGCCTGACCCTCTGCGGAGTTTTGATCAAGTGCATTTCTTTCCGAAAGAAGCTCTCTAAATTCCGCCCTTAAATTTCTAAGCTCAAAGGCTATATCTTTAGCTTCACTAAGACGAATTCCACCAGCCTTCAGGGCATCCTCACGAGCAGAAATGTCTTTTATGTATTGATCATTTTTCTTTTGTTTTTCGTCATCCCAAATACCCTGATCTTTCATATAATCAGTTAACTTTTGGCGCAGAAGAGCCCCAGAGTCTAGCGCTTTCCTAAAAGTCTCATTATACTGTACTTGTGAATCTCTATAATCTTGGGCGGTGGGCCGCTTTAAAAGCGTTTTTACTTTATTATCATCCTTATCAACGCCCTCAACGAGTATTTCCTTTTTTTGTTTATCCGTCATGTTTTTCTTCTCCTGAATGTACTGGTAATGTAATATAATGTTTTTTGCGAACTATTTCATAATTAACAAATTCCGAATCTAAGTTTCTAATTTGAGTATTCCCCCTGTCTAAAATTTGCGCTCTAGCCTCTTCGTATATTTCGTATATTTTCTTCTGTTCCGGCGTCCTTTCTTCTTCGGGTGCATCAAAACCCCACAAAAAACCAAAACTGTTTTCTAGGGTAGATAATGCACCAATCATAGTTGTTTGTATTTTCTTTTTAGCGGCCTTAAAAAGCCTATCCCTTGAAACATCCCTGTGCCTTTCTTCGCGCGCGGATTTTAAGTCTAAGGACTGTTTCAAAAATTTATTATATTCTTCCGCCATTATCTTCTTCCTCCTTTGATCTTACTTACTGCGGCTTGATGGGACTCAATAGCTATATTTTGACGCACGTCGTCAAATTTAGTAAAACTAATTTGCTCACCAGCAGCCTCTTCAATCTTACCTCGTCTATTGTGAACCGTTGCCTTGGCAACCGGATCGTTCAAATCATATATTTCGTTTGCGGCCTGTTGATCACGAGCAACAAGATAAATCTCTTGAGAATTTTTAATCTTCGGATTCGTAATCATATCATCTATTTCTTTTTGTTTTTTATCTTTTTTATGTTTTCTTCTTTGTGCTATAAACCAACCATCTAGACAATCATCATCTTCGATCACCTTTTCATCTGGGGCATCGGGACTCTCGTTAACATTATCATACATGGTAGAATATGAGCAAAGAGCAATCTGATCTTTTGTTAGCTCGTAAGCGGGCTTACCAAAAACACTAAATTGCTTTTTGCCAATGTGCCACATGGATCTCCAAGGATCTGTTCTGGAAATCTTTCGTATGACTTCTGGCTTTAATTGTTCAGAGCTATAATGGTCCATAATCACAGAAATAGGATATTGTTGCCAATCATAATGAGAACCATTCTTGAATTTGGTTGTTTGTGAAATTATCCACATAGATCTAGAAAAAGATGCAACACCCTCACACGAAGCATGGTCTAATACATGCTTTTTCATCTTATAATCCACCATTTGTCTTTCTTTATTTCTTATTTGTACTTTAAGCCCCTTAACTTTTCTTTTGTCGTAAAAAGATTGGTAGGCTTCAACCTTTAAGTCTTCAATGTCTGTCTCCAACTTTTTAGATTGTTTTTCGTAAAAAGGACTCCACAAATCATTTTCAACTAGTATATCAATTAAATCTTTTTTTAGATAACAGCCTCTAAAATAAGCTTTTTTATAAGCCTCATCATATACATCATAAGACTCTTCTACCAAATCTGCGCTAGGTTCGTATATATATAAAACAAGATCGCCCAGAACTAGCCTGAGACGACCTTGTAATATTCTAAATAAACTTTTTTCGTAGAAAGCATCATCCATCCAAGTTCCTTAATCTACAAGTCTAATTAAGCGTGAGTAGTACCGCCATTAACCGTTAAAACATTAAAGTTAGAGAACGAGTAAGTAACAGTAGCATTTCCACCACCAGTATCACCACCAGAATAAGAAACCGAAGAAAGCTTATTCTTACCGCTACCGGCATCACCCAAGTCAATAACAGTACCCGCAGTATCACGAATACAAATATCATTATTAGTTAGGTTCGGTGCGTTTCCAGATACGTTAACCAAGTCACCCGAAGTTGCAATAACTTCAAACTCAGCAGTAACTTCGATTGGGAAAGTTGCATATCTGTGATATGGTCCAAATCTACCAAGTTCTTGAATATTTTCTTGACCGAAATCGGTACTAACAGAAATACTCTGAACATGATACCCACTACCAATACCAATGGGATCATTACCCATTTGGGATCTAACAATTTCTGGTAGCGCAGAATCAGCAAGGTCAACATCCACACGACGAACAACACCAGAAAGTGGTGAATCAGTACCGTCAATATTTGTTGTCGGACCTTTTCCAGTTGGGGAGTGTGGTCCCCAAATACCAGTTGGATTAGCAACAACAGTAGATGTATTCCAAAATCTATCGTTACCAACAAGGGTAACAGATTCTGTTGCACTACCATCTATACTATAGTTGTAAGCAACAGAGCTGACGAACATACCAGAGTTCATGCATACGGTTCTTGGTAGACCCGTACCATGATCTTGGCCATCATCAAAGACAGCTAAGTATACATCAGACCTTTGTTTTGAAGCATTTACAATACTTGTTTTACACGCACCACCAGTAGCCAAGTCATAAACCAGCTTGTAACCGTCAATAACCTTCTCTAAAGTTACCTCAATATCGGCAACCTCTTCGATGTTTTCGTAGATCTCAATCTGACCCATTTCAAACACTTGGTCAAGTGTAAATGTTGAACTCATTCCAACACTTTGAAGACCGTGGACAACATGGTCAGCCGTTAATAGCGCTGTTCCACGAGGCGCGATAGCAACAGACTGCACAGCGTAAAATATACGTTGATTATGTGCCATTATAGTTCTCCTATTATTTATTTAGCCCTCTGGTAAAAGGCACTTTTATATACACAAAAAAGTTATTAAATGGCTTTTACTTGGGTAGAACATCGGGTAGTTCCAATGTATAATTCTGGAGAAAGCTGTCTAACTTCGTTACCCCTTGATTCACTGATCCAACATCTTCTATATAGAAAATTATCGATCATATTTGGATATAGACCACTAGGAACAGCGTTTTCATTCAGCTCATTTCTATAATTATATGGGAAAACACCAGAAATAGCGACTGCGGTTGGATTAAATAGGTGTATGGTTCTATCATTCTGATAGAGTATGGTGTCCATTAGATTTGTACATTCCCAATGGTTTTCACTCATAACATAAAATAACACATCACTGTTGATCCATTGTCCACCGCCAAGCTGATAGCCCTCTAAAGATCTAGCAGGAACAATTTCAATAGCAATAGCTGGTAGTTGAATTCTTGTCTGACCAAGATGAGCCCATCCACCAGAACCACTTACCTGAAAACCATCCTCGTTTCTAAAAGATCCTTGTTGTATCTCACGAAACCAAGGAATCCCCTGAGCGGGCACAACCTGAACCCATTTATGACTATACTCTAATTGTACAGCACTAGTAGCCGCAATAGCTGTATCAAAAACAATTCGACCATTAGGATAATCTATATAAAAAGGTTTTGAGACATTTCCAGTAGCATAAAATGTATTATCAACAAATACACCCGAAATATCAACAGGTTGCTCTGTGGTGGCGCCTATATTTCCACTACCCTCCCAAATCCAATTTTGGCGATAGCCCTCCCAGACCTGACCGTCCGTATAATTTGGGTCGCCAACGCTTCTTAATTTATGTCTATCGCCACCATATAGACCAGATTGTGGTATTTTGATATTATAAAATTGACCCTTGTCTAAAAAACCCCAATCATAAAATGCAACAAAATTATCCAATAATACGTTAGACAATGTAGAATCTTGGGCATTACTTATGTTTGCTAAACTAGTATGGGTTCCACCGGCCATTACTGAAGTACTCCTATTATCGCTGTTTCTATTTCTCTTGATACAGTCTGTATGGCCCTAGTAACAAAATTATTACTTTCGGTGCCAGAAAAAGAACTATTTACCTTAAATGGCTTCTGAGATTCTACCATATGCGCCCTACCAGTACGACCAAATCGACCATACTCCACTCCAAAATTAGCTATTATAACAGAATCACCAAGAGTTAATAACCACTCTAACCATGGTATAGATCCACCATCTATTATTTGATGAGCCACAGGCAAAGAAAGAAGATTAGCATAATCAGAAGGCTGCATTGTTAAATCAAATCCCCCGCTTATTGTAGAAGAAGACGAGGTTGCTCTTCTGACCCTAATATCAAGACTAGACATCACTGACGAAACAATAGAATGAGAAGGATCAAAAGTTAAACCAAAATCAGCCATTAGCGTGCCCCCCACCAAAGACCGAATTTCCTGACTATTATATAGGGCATTACCAACTATAGCCCTTATTCTAATACTAAGCGCTGGAAGATTTTGCCTCATGGTTCTATCAAACGCGGTGGCCAAACCCCTATTTATTAGGGCGGAAATTTGCCGATCTGATTCTAAAATCCTTATATTAAGCATCTAATCTATTCCAAAAAGTGACTACGTATTTAGTTGTATTTTGCTTAAACCCCTGTGGAAACGATGGTCCACTTTTTTCATATTTTGACGTATCATAATTTTCAATACCATCATATTTTGGTATCATATATTTACATTGCTCAATTTTATTAAGATCGGTCATGTATGATATTGTTTGCACAGTGCCATCTGCAATATCAACAGGAATACCAACATTAAACCAAGATTTTCTATCCCAATAAATTCTTAAAGTAATATCATCACTAGCCTCAACAGCCTTATAGCCTTTCCCACCACAGTAGGGGCATGGCATCCCCCTCTCAAATGGGTAGGGGCCGCCGGGCCTATACAAGCTTACCGATTTATTTCTAGTACCCATTGTGTTCATATAGCAGTTAGGGCACTGTTCTCTTTTTTCTGGATATATTAATGTGGCGGTTCTAGTAAAAAGTAAAACCGCCTCATTGTAGATATCAAAGACACCGCTTGGTATTGTTATCGCCATTCATAACTCCCTACACAGGATATATAGCAACCCCAGACGGCTGGTTAGCGTCATAAGCTTGTTTAAGACTGTATCTGCCGTCCATTCTACCATCAATAACCGCAATAGATTGATCTATTTGAGTGGTCAATAATGGGGGATCAGGACTAACAGTGTTATTTGAGCCTATTTTATCAGCAGCGGCTAAGCCTCGTGCTCCCGCTATACTAACAATACCCTCACCACCTTGGGGTTGATCATTTCCAGTAATTATTTTTTGGGAAACTGCCATTTTATATTCTCCTAATCGAACATATTACCACGATAGTCAAACTGATTAGCCCCCAATATCATACTACCGGGACTATAAGGACCAAGAACAGCCTGACCAACGAGGGTGTTGTTATATTGATAAGTTTTTAATAGTTGATCATATTTATCACACAAATCTTTATACATTAAATTTAAATTTTGAGTAACGCCACGTAAATCAATTGCGGAAGGACCGTCTTTGATAGATATGGCGTTTGCTGCTTCTGTTTTTACTTCACTACCCAAAAGTATGCAAGCCGACTTGTATACAGTTAGGGTTGTAAAGTCTGTATCATTTTCAGTTATTGGGTCGGGCGAAATAGAAACCGACGCAACATCTACTGTGTATGTGTTGCTAAAATCAGCATCATTCACTACGTTATAAGCACCCACTGTTAAAATTTGTTTTAATCTTTCATCAGTAAACTTGGCATTATCCAAATCTCCAATCAAAGACCTAAACATTAAAACTAAATCTATTTTCCAAGGCATAAGTCACCTATGATAAGTTTTCATATACTTTAAAATCGCCCACGGTTGTGTTCCAATTACCAGCAGAAGTAACAACATATGCTTGCAAATGCCATCTTCCAGCAGTATTTAAAACACCACTTTCGGTTATGTATTGAATATCGCCATCAGTACCATCTGTAGTAAATACAGCAGTTTTAGTAAAGGTACTACCATCCGGTCTTTTAAAAGTAAATTGTTTTGTTGTTGCTCCACTAATATCGGCCACACTGGTGCCGCCACTAGACGTGGTGTCATACACAGTAACACGAAATATCGTGCCAACGTCATCTACGTGTGCTTCTTCTATGAATGCCATTTATATACCCCTCCGGTATAATATACACAATTATTTTATCACTGTGAATTTTTAAGTTGTTCAATTTCCTGCTTTAGTTCTTTAACGGCCTGAATCAAAATCACAGTAAGCTTCCCATAGTCAACAGCCTTGTGCCCCCTCCATAAAGATACTAACTCTGGAAAGATTTGTTCTACCTCCTGAGCTATCAAGCCAAAATCATGACCCATTTTGCCATCATGTTCATCAAAAGCAGTTTGGTTCCAATCAAATTCTACTGGTCTGAACGCATCAATTTTGTCAAGACCATTAACACTTAAATTCACTATGTTGTCTTTTAATTCTTCATCAGAAAGACCCGCCCCGGCTGATGCTAAAGTAATTGCCCCATCGGCATTGGTAATGGTCATATTGGAACCCTGAGTTAAGGTGGCTACCGCCGGACCACTAGTGCCACCTATTAACAATTCACCATTCCCGTCCATGGCCGCTGCCGCCACCGTGTCTGTACCACTATCTTGGGTAATTAGGACCGCTTTATCGGCAAAAGAAGTAGCATTAGTACCCCCATAAGCTACCGCAACCGTTGCTAACTCAACATTAATTTCGGTATCTGGATCTTCCGTAACCGAAAAACGAGAAGAAAAATCTAAAGTGGCTATATCTGAACCGCCCACCGCGCTATCGTTACTCTTAACGGCGTTCATCGTTCCGGCACCACCCCCAGCAGACTCCCAATTAGGAACGTTACCATTCATTTTAAGAATATGGTTATCAGTACCTTTGGCGAGTCTAACAAAAGAAGTTCCGTTATGATAAAGAATATCACCTTCAGCATTTGAGCCGAAAGCAATATTCGCCGTATTACCAGAGGCATATGCGGCAACACCTGAAACATAAGTATTTACATTATCCGCCCAAGCCACATCTGTGCCATCAGAAGTCAATACTTGATCAGCACCCCCCAAAGCTAATGCGGCGGGATCACCATTACTATCACCATAAATAATCTTACCTCTAACAAGACCAGCCATTTTAGCAAGTGTTATCCCATCATCCTTAACTCTTATGGCATCGCTATTAGTTTCTATAGTGGAATCATCTACATTAACCGCCATAACAGAATTGGATTTGGTTAATCCATCGCCAGCAAAAAGATTAGCAAGATCGTCCGTACTACCCTTAGAGGCCGCCCCAGTAGCTCCGCCATCTAAGAAAATTAAATGATCCCCATGAGCAATTGTAGCAGCCGCAGACTCAGACAAATCAACATCTACCTGATCTGCTTGAACATCAATAAGTGTTCCGGCGCCAACAGCAAATGTTCTATCCGAGGCTATCGTCCCACCTCCGGTTAAACCATCCCCAGCAGTAAGACTAACCGTAGCGGGGGCCCCCGCAATGGTTTGTGTGGTGCCATCACTAAACCTAATACCCTGATGAAAGTTGCCAGTGCCAAAAACATCTAATTGATAAGCAGGAAGGACACCACTACCAATACCAACATTTCTACCATACTGGCCTATTTTTACATCACCAGAAGCATCGGCCTCAACAAGAGGAAGACCCGTAATATCAGAGACACTAAATATAGTGCCGCTAGCAAGATTATCACTTATGGAAAGTAACTGACCATGAGTACCCTCAAAAGATAGCTCAGATGTTCCCGACGCTGGTACAACGCCAGATACTATAGTTAATTTTATAGCATTTGGCACACCAGTAGCTCTGAAATCTATAAATGGTTCTCCGCTACCGGGAGCAATTAAAATATCTTGTGTCATTATGCAAATCTCCCTTTAGTAGCATTATAATTCTGTTTAATTTCGCCATGAGATAGGGCTTTGCTGTATACGGCTATTTGGGCTACTTTTATATTTGCATATGTGTTAAAGCGACCAATATAATTAACCTTGCCGCTGTTGTAGTCTATCTCATTCCCAGTTCCACCATCGGTCCCTCCATCATCAACACCATTAATATAAATAGTAGAACTGGTAAGACTTGCAAACACAGCACAAACATTGTACCATGTGCCCACGGCCATTGTTGTGGTTCCCGTTTTAAATCTTCTTCTAGAGTCAGCGACTGGTCCCCACGTTCCCGTATTCATTTGTATAACATTGTCTGTAGTTTTAGTTACCCAAAATCCTCCATAGTATGTAGAAGCGTAAGCAGATCTCCAAATAGGATCTAATTCGCCCGCCTCATTAAACATTACCCAAGAATTAAGAGTAAAAGGAAAATCTGGCTGAACTGTATCTGCCGGAAATTTAACCCTATCGTTAGTTCCGTCAAGGTTTATATATCCACCATTAAGATCGCTAAAAGTTGGGCCATTTACAAGTTCGCCCTCCTGACTAGAACCTAAAGCACTAAGATCATTCCAAGCAGTTCCTCCATCATAGCTACGCTTTGAAGCCGCATCTACACAAAAGATCAACTTATCGCTAACAATCTTAGCTCCACGATTCATGCCCATTTATTCTGTATCCTCCCAAACTGATGTGTGTAATATGGCCAATATTTCAGCATGATCATATTCTTGGCTTTTGCTAGAACAAGCAGCAACACTAGATGGTTGAGATCCATCATACTTAACAAATGTCTGCGACTCGTCTATGCTGTATCGCAAAGTATCTGCCGAAGTTTCGAGAACCTGAGTAAAGTCTATATTACTAACATCAGAGGCCGATATAATAACCCAATGCCTGCCATCATATAAAGAATGCGTCATACAAACCTCCCTCTAGTTGCTTGATAATTTTGTTTAACTTCATCTGCTGTCAAACCCTTATCATAAATAAGTAATTGTGACATCCTGATGCCAGCATAGTTACTTTTAACAGCGCCAATACGGGCTGGTTTACTACTACCATAATTTAAAGCGATGCCAGATCCATCATAGGTTCCACCATCATCTACTCCATTAATGTAAATAGACATATCGGTTTCCCCCCTCCAAACACAGGCAATATGATACCAAGTATCGGCAACCAATGTTGATGTGCCAGCCTTACCTCGTCGATCAGAGGTTCCACCACCGCTTCCATCACCATAGTGACATTTGATCTTGTTATCTGTTGCTTTTTGTACCCAAAAACCAAAATAATCTGAAGAATGATACGAAGAATCAAAAATGGGATCATTCGCATCCACCGCAGAAAATAATACCCAACAACTTAACGAACATGGTAACGCGGGCGATATAACATCATTACCAAGGTCAATATAATCATTACTGCCATCAAGCAAAATATAACCACCATTACCAACATTAAATGTGGGACTATTAGTTAAAGTGCCATTTAATTCTCCAACCAGATCATCCAAGGTTGAATTATCATAGCTGCGCTTACTAGCAGGATCTACCGCAAAAATCAATCCATCAGTTACTACTTTGGCCATTCCACCTCCAGTGGATCAATGTCCTTACGGGTTGCGTGAACTGTATAGTAAGCATTTACACGCTTATCGGAACGTAAATACACCTTGTTATCTTCTATTCTGTCTACAAACAAACTTGGCTGACTATAACCTTTAGCTGTTAATTGAACAGTTATTGAACTTTCATCAACCAATCCAATCCAATAATCTGGTAATTCTATAATATTATCCTCAACAACGCCCCTAACATATACCCCATTTTCTGGACCTTCCAAAGATCCATGCTGTAACCTCATACCCTCTTTTGTTGGGTGGTCTATAACAAAAGCCTTAAGGCTTGCCATAAGAGTTCCGTTAATAGTTAGTACATTGCTGGTCTTGTTCCATGTGAGATCGGCATCACCACCAAAACTACTACTATCATTAAATTGAATTTGGGTATTAGAACCACCGGGGCTTCCGCCTCCAGCAGCCGCCTCCCAATTGGGGGTATTGCCATCCATAGTTAAGACGTGATTATCTGTACCTTTGGCAAGCCTAGTGAAAGAGGTTCCATTATGATATAAAATATCTCCTTCCGCATTAGAACCAAAGGCGATGTTAGCTGTATTCCCAGAAGCGTAAGTAGCAATGCCTGAAGTAGAAATAAGCGACGTGGCAACGCCAGAAACAGTATTGAATGATGTAGCTTGACCTGAAGCATAATTAGCAATACCCGAAGTTGCAACAATATCTCCTTCGTTTTCAATAGCTTGCCCGGAAGCATAATTCGCAACGCCAGAAACATAATTAAAATCTGTTGAGCTGACAGATTCGGCTTCCCAGTTTGGGGAATTTCCGTTCATCTTTAGTATATAATCATCAGTACCTTTTGCCAGCCTAATAAAACTAGTTCCGTTGTGGTAAAGAATATCCCCTTCCGCGTTCGATCCGAAAGTAATATTAGCGGTATTGCCAGAAGCGTATGTCGCAATTCCAGAAGTGGATATTAAGGCGGTGGCTGTCCCAGAGGCGTCAATTAAAGCTAAAATATCTGATTCATTTGCAATTGCTTGACCCGATGCGTAATTAGCTATTCCAGAAGTGGCAATTATATTAGTGGCATTTGTTAGTGAATTGCCAGAGGCATAGTTGGCTATGCCAGATACTGCTACAATATCCCCCTCGTTTTCAATAGCCTGCCCGGAACTGTAAACAGCTATACCAGAAACATAATTTAGCTGCGCCGTAGTAACATCACCCCCACCACCAGCGTCTTCTTCCCAATTAGGCACATTGCCATTCATTTTAAGAATGTAATCATCGCTTCCTTTAGCCAGTCTCACGAAATTTGTACCGTTATGGTAAAGTATATCTCCTTCAGCGTTGGAGCCAAACGATATATTTGCAGTATTTCCAGACGCATAGGCAGCAATGCCAGATGTAGATACTAAAGATGTAGCGGTGCCAGAGGCATCAAGCAAAGCAAGAATATCACTTTCGTTTTCAATAGCTTGTCCAGAAGCGTAATTGGCGATTCCAGAAACCGCAACAATATCCGACTCGTTCGCAATTGCTTGGCCCGAACTATAAACAGCTATGCCCGATACGTAATTTAGCTGAGTAGTGGTTACATCTCCAGCAGCAGATTCCTCCCAGTTTGGCACATTTCCATCCATGGTGAGAACATAGTTGTCAGTACCCTTAGCGAGTCTGACAAAAGTTGTGCCATTATGGTATAGTATATCGCCCTCAGCATTGGACCCAAAAGAAATATTGGCGGTATTTCCAGACGCATAAACCGCAATACCCGAAGTAGAGACTAAAGAGGTTGCAGTTCCAGAAGCGTTTAGCAAAGCCAGAATATCTGACTCATTTTCTATGGCTTGTCCTGATGCATAATTGGCTATACCAGAAACAGCAACAATATCGCCCTCATTAGCTATGGCTTGACCTGAAGCATATGTTGCAACACCAGATGTGTATGTATCGACACCACCAATTGCGGAACCATTAAAATACAAACTACCGCCAACATTATACAAAGTATTGCTTGTGACATTTGGCGTATTGCTAGACAACACAACACCTGAATTTCCTACAATTAAACCACTAGACTGTATTAAGGCATCATAACCAAAAACATCTAATTTATAAGAAGGGCTCGATGTGCCGATACCCACCAAATCATTTGCAGCATTTGTTCTTATGAGATTATTATCATTCTCACCCTTAACCTGAAAGTCAATATCATTTTCGCCATTGTTGACCCTAACGATATCCTGCGACGTTTCATCCAGTGTGAGCATCGTAAGATTGCCAGCCACAAGGTCTATTTGATCACCTCGGAACCTGATGTAAGTGTTTGTGTCTCCATTATGCTTAATATATTCCTTCACATATATATCATCAAAAGTGGGAGTAGCGTTGCCATCAAACTGACCAGAAGCATAATTAGCAATGCCAGAAACAGCAACAATATCCCCTTCATTTTCTATTGCCTGACCAGAAGCGTAAGTGGCCACTCCAGAAACATAACTAACATCTGTTGCAGTGGTTTCTATTGGTAAACCATTCCAATAAAGAGCACTCCCGACATTATATAGAGTGGCGGCAGTAGAGGCGGGAGTAATGTCCGCTAATTTAAGACCATTACCACTAGCATGTACAGCATTTGTGGTTAAAACTCCAGAGTTACTTAGGGCCGCAACAGATGCCCCCGCAGACGTTTGCCAATCACTCAATAGCGCGGATTGAGCAGCGGCGGATTTTATAACTAAGCCCTTTTTTGTAGCAGAAGCAATACCAACATATAAGGTATCTTCAAGCGTAACATCAGCAGCACCAACAGCAAGCATCTTATTTTGCATATCCCCTTTTATAAGGGTTCTGCTACTAGATGGAGCACCATTTCCCACATATAAATAATCATTACTAGAATTGCTTTGTCCAGCACTTGGGCCTATATATATGCTATCATTAGCAGAAGAACTTTTACCAGCCTGATAACCAACACCAATAGATTTGGCTGCCCCCGCCGCCGACTGGCCAGCCATGTGGCCCACCCAAATAGAATTTTCACCAGCGGCCTCATATCCAGCCTTATAGCCTATGGCGACATAATAATCATCATCCATAGTGTAGCCAGAATCACTACCAATTGAAATACTGTAACTACCAACCTGATATCCAGCATTATTTCCTATTGCCACAAAATCAAATTCATAAGCTTCTCTACCAGCTCGATAGCCAATGGCGGTAGACCTAGACCTCATTCTACTTCCAGCCTGATAACCAACAGCAACAGAAGAAGCTATGGCAGTAGTATAATCTGTTTCATAGGGGCCAGCTTGTGTTCCTATGCTTACATTGTAGGCTCCAGCATTATTTGCAGTAGAGGCATCGACACCAATAACCACGTTCTCATAACCAGAAGTAATACCAGAAGCGGCCCCATCGCCAATAAGAATATTTTTCGAGTTTGATGGGCCAGTAGAATCCCCAATCAATAAGCTTTGATTGGTGTGGTCAAAAGAAAGTATATGGGTAGAGCTTGGGGTGCCACTTGAATTAACATCTGTTAATTCTCCTATTTTTGCATCTTTTACAAGTGTGCCATTATTAAAATATAGCCCAGAAGGACCGACAACAACTTCACCATCAAGATTTCTAAACACACTTCTGTCGGATGGGTATGTTATAAATACTACACCACTTCCACCAAGATTTACATGACTATTACTATTAGAGCTAACGAGAACTGTGGTGCGGACCATATTCCCATCACCAAAGGTTCCAATACCCACTTCCCACTTATCATTTTCTGTAATGGTGTAATAAGTAGTATCACCGCTGTTTAACACAGAACTAAATGCGGCAAAACCAGTGGAAGTCCCGGTAAATGATATATCTCCAGTTCCCGTGCTATTGGTGAGCTGTTTTATCCTATCGCCAACTTTAAGTGCCATAGCGCGTACCCTCAGATGAAATTATTTTAAAAACTTGCCACTAATCGTTTGTAATATCTGGAGGAGTTGGTTGTGGTAATGCTTCTTTTTCCTTTTTAAGCTCATACGCTATAGTGTTTTCCATTAAAAAGGTTCGAGTCATACGATTAGCAAATTGGTTTCTAGTTTCTGGATTGGTTATAAATTCTGGATTTGTCTCTGGGTCTTCTGGAATCGCCCCATTAAAATTTGGATTAGAGATTTGAGCGCTGTATCCATAATTAGCGCATAAAGCGGTAATCACTCTATCCACATCGCCATCAGCAATATTTATGCAAAATTGCGCCATTTTATCTCCTCGTGGTAAAATTTGTAATTATATTGATTTTCAGATCATGATTCTGTAATTGGTTTATTTTTAGATCAAGATCGTTAATTGTGTTTATATTAAGGCTATAGTTATGTAATGTGTTTATATTTAGATCGAAATTTGCTAAATTATTAATAGCCAATGGAAACTTTAATAAGTTACTATTGAAGTAAAATATAGGAATAGAGCCAACCAATACCGCTTCGGTATCTTTGCTTTCACTAAAAGAAGTCTCACAGAACGCGGTGTGGCCAAACATAAAAATCTCCTCACTATAAATACACAAAAACTCTCAATAAAAGAAAAAAGGCTACCCAAGAATAGGGTAGCCTCAACACAAGTAGAAACAAGTGTTACTAGAAAGAGCCAGCGAGAACTCTTCTATTATCAAGAACACCAAAGCCAAGTTCGGCCCATCCGTAGTATCCTTGTCGTTGATGTCTATGAAGACCTTCGTCTTCGTAAATCTCAACTTCTTTCTTGATTGGCATCACAAATGAATCATTTGCAGCCTGATCAAGACCGACAACAAGCTCAACATCGGAAGAAGCCAAAGAACCACCCAAGTCACTAGTAAAGTAACTCTGGTATTCTTGACCATCGCCAAACTCAAACACGTCGTGAAGATTCACGCCGAACACTCTGGTGATGGCTGGACCATCATCTGTAGCCGTGTAGATTTCCCTACGTGAGACTTCATCCAGCTGGTCAACACCCCAGTTACGAATGTCTTCAATTGCTTCAGGCGAGCAATAAAGATCAGTCAAGCGACCCGGAGCGGTAGCGCTGTTACCACCACCATTTCGACGCATAACGGTTTTCATCAAGCTAATCAATCGTTTGGTAAATTGACCAGCAGCGGCATCAGCATCATAAACCAAAATGTTTCGGTCAACAGAAGCGGCCAAAAGTGTGTGCCATCCGTCATCATTAATCTTCTTAACAAAAGAAGACTCAAGGACTTGCATGGCGCGAGCAACAACGTTCCAGTTAGCCTCACGAGCATATTTCAGCAAGAAATCAATCGAGCTTGCGATGCCATAGGTGTTAACCATAACGTAATCACCTTCAACATGTCGCTCAGGAATACGCCCATTACCGGGATTCGTATAAGCCACATGATCGGTTTCAGTTCCGGGCGCCAAGAGATCCAATGGAAACTCTGGGGTCGCGCCGGGCTCAAGAGGCATAGCCTCATAAATCGAAGTTACGATATCGCCAAACAAAACACCTTTTCTGATAGGAGCTTCAAGAGCTTTAGCGATTTCTCTCTGAGCGGCCATAGCCACTGCTTTATCTGAACTACCCGAACGCTTAAGCAGTTCGATAAATTCAGGAGTCGGTCGGTTTTTAGTAGACATATTATCTTCTCCTTTTCTATTGGGTTATTTATTGGTCAATGTTAGTATTAGGAAGGTCGATGTAAACCTTAGCGTAACCATCCTCATCGATATCCGACAAGAATCGACCGACAACCATTTTGTGGCCAGAATCGTCTCCGCCGATATTTGATGATGCGAGATTTCCGCTATGTGCCAAATAAGCCACATCACCCGCATTTGGGTCAGTGCCTTCGATATTACTACTTACAACCCAACCCTTTTGGAGAAGAGTAACCTTGCCACCCTTCTGTACTTCGTCTTTATGCTGATTCAGGTGTTGTCGAGTAAGGTCAATATTAACCATATCATTCATCAACAATCCAACCGGAACTTTACCAGATGGAGCTGCTGCGTAAGTAACAAGGGCAGAACCATTGTCCATAGACGCGCCAGAACCAGCGGTGCTAATAACTGCAACACCGCCACGAGTGGCAGCTTCGTTCATAAAGAACGAAATGTCAGTTTGAAGTGTGCTTCTATCTGTTTTAAGAGCCATTATGAATCTCCTTTTTTTAAAAAAATTAGTTACTTGTCTTCTTTAGGAACGGATTGTAGAATAGAACCAAGCCACTCACTAGCAACTGCGCGAAGATTTTCGGATGGATCTTCTTCACCAACAGCTTCAGCAATAGCCACCTCTGACGATTCTTCAACATCTTCCAGCGCCTCAGCGCTTGCTTCTGCTTCATCCATTTCCTCATCAGTTTCAGCCTTATCTTTCATAACGGCTTCTGTCTCCATTTCTTCTTCGTCTTCGTCTTTCTTTCCTTTTTTCTTGTTCCAGTTTTTTTGCAAGGCGACGATCTTGTCGAAAGTGTCGTCGTCAACGCCTTGGAAGTCTTGCATAACAGCTTCAGCTTCATCAGCATCAAAACCAGCTTCTTCAAGTCGGGCTTTACGCTTCATGAGAGCTTCTTGTGCTTTCATTTCAGCAAGCGCTTCTTCTGTTTTCTTCATTTCTTCGTCTTTTGCAGCAAGAGCTTCCTCTTGCGACTTCAAAGACTCAGCCAAAGTCTTATTAGCTTCTGCTTGCTCGGCCAGCTTTTCAGCCTGCTCTGCGATAGTAGCATCAAGATTTTGAATTTTTTCTGAGAACTCAGCGTGCTGCTCGGCAACAACCTTGTCCTTCAATGCCTCGTTTGCAGCTTTTGCTTCCGAAAGCTCTTTCTGCAACTCAGCAATTTGTTTTTCGTAACTATCAGACATTACATTCTCCTTAATAGAGGATACAGTTAAAGTTTCTGCTTTCGATTCGTCGAAAAATTCGTTTCCTTCCAATATTACACTACGAGGATTAGCAGGTTTTGAAACCAAGCCTTTACCAGAGAACGATAAGGTTCTTAATAGTCTGCCAACTCTATAGTCTTGATATTTTCCACTTCCGCCATAAGATCTTAAATGTTTTGTTAAAAATGCCGAAGCCTCATTCCTTGGGATCACCTTTATAGAGCCGTCTCTAGTGGCTAAAGCGTAGTCAAAGTCTGGAAACAAGCATTCCATGGAGACGAACCATTTTCCATCCTCAATTTCGGAGACAATTTTTTGCATCCGTTCTCTTTGAGAGATATCACTCCACTCCTTATATATTACAGAAGTGGTAAGTATGTTAAATTCACTGGGCACTTCTTCAGCTTCTGGGTCGATTTCTTGACCATCAAAACTAACCGCAATATTACCAGTAATATGACCAATAATATCCTTTTCATCATGCATATAATTAAAAGGCTTATCTTCGGGTGTGTCTTTTGCTAACCAGAGTTCTTTTGGATCAAAAACGTCATCGTTTTTATTCCATCCCGTGCTAACCAATATAGATTTAAGATAATACAAATCTATTTGATCTTGATTCTCTGCTTTAGCTATCCCAAGCTTTTCTAGCTCCTTTTGGGTGGCAGCATCAAGCTTTGGAATAGGCACCGGATCTGATTTTTCAGCAATAGCATAGCAAGCAATAGAATTATTCTCTAGAGAGTCTGCCAAACCATCTTGTATTTCAGATTGATATATTTTCATATAAATAAGCCTCCTTCACGATAATACACAAAAAACAAAATCTTTGGTATTTATTGACGAAAATCAAACATGTCAACAAAGGCGGAAGCATAGATATATTTTACTTCAGATGTATTTGGCTTCTTATTATTCGCTAATATAAAAGAATCGGTTTTTTCTGCTAAGACAGAATTAAAATCTTTAGAAGGCTTAGTGTTATTATCTAGCAATTGTTTTACTAAATCTGGAGTAACGTCCATATATGGCTCCATGCCCGTTAATATGCACATCTTTAAGTATTCTAGCTGATCCACTTCTGATTTATTTAAACTTCTAGCGTTTTTCTTATTAAAATGAGATAGCGCTATGGGAGTAACAATATCAGATATTTTATTCTGCGCCCCAAGAGCCCATAAGGTTGCAGTCATTGCGTCCCCACTACGAGGAAGAACCCGTTTTTGTTTGCGTTTTGTTACATCACGAGAAAACTTAGGGCGTCCCGTGGGCTCAGGAGGATCGTATTCCACTTCTTGCCGTGGAACCAAATCTTTAGTCTCCATCTCCCCCTCTTTGGTAGCAGGAGGGAGGCCAACCTTTTCTAGATATTGTTCAGAATCTAGAACATCTTTAGTAAGAGCTATCTTGGCCATATCCTCCCTATGCTGAGGATTATGATATGGACCAGCCTTCTTCGGAGCGGAAGTATCATTTGTTCTTTCTCTCTCTTCACGACGAACACGAATACGCTCAATACCGGGAAGCTCTCTAAATCTTTCAAGTAAAGTTTCTTGAGATATGATATCTCTATCTGCTAACTGAATAAGAAGATTCTTTTGGGCTGCCTCATCAGACAAGACAATAGAATCAAAATGAATCTCAGCAGGAAATCTGAATCCCATTGCTTTTCTAACAAGCTCAATTTCATGCCTCCAAAAACTAGAAAGTATTTCTCTACCATATTCCAATCTTTCAATCAAAGTTTTCAGAGAAACATAATTATTGGTGTATCCGCCACTAGTAGAAGCTCCTGTTAGAGTGGGAGGAATACCAAGTCCAGCATAAATACTAGTCAGTACGGGCTGATACTTTTCCGCTCCCAAGAACTTGTATACCTGAGACTGGCTCTCTGTAAATTTAAGCTCTGGCCCCCACACCAAATCCATAGTACCACCACCAACATTACTAGCTAAGATATCGCGCAACTTATTAATTGCGGCCTTGGTGGGAATAATCTTATGGTCCAAATCACCAACAGTCCAAAGTCTAACATTAGAAATGGCGCCATCTAAAGCCGCTAAATCCGCAAGCTTCATTTTTTCAAGCATTATGATATCATCAAGAATCGCGTATATCATTGGATTAGCCCATAATAGCCAATCATCTTTTTTGTAATGGTAAAAACTAACTTTGTCGGGATCAAGAGGAATTTGTCTTTCTCCACCCTGTAATCTTTTTTGTAAATCATTCGGAAGTGTTTTAAATATTGTTTTATTGGTGGTGGAGCTTTTTACCAAGGACTCATAAGTATATTTAGACAAATTTAAAGTAAACTGGGGTTTTCCAATCATTTGTGCGCCATAATCTTGAACATCTACAGCGAGAGGATTCAAAAAATCATATTGCCATGGCACTACTCTTCTTTTGACTTTTAGGTCTTTGATTTCAAGATCGGCACCAGCGGCCCTTTTAAGCTCTCTTTCTCTTTGCTCATTTAACTTAGCTGTGCGCCTTTTAACAATAACATTACCACAGCGATAAAGATAATTTAGAAATCTTTCCGACCTATCGACACCACCAACTTGAGTAAACCATTTTCTGTAAAACTTTTCTATAGTTTTATTAGGATGAACCAGAGTCAAGCCCTGAGAAGCAAAATCGCTCATTAGATCAACAACATTACGAATAATACCCACCCTATCGTAAGCCTGCATACTCATTTTCATAATTTTCTTTTGCTGGCTAGATACAGATTCTCCGGGTCTAAAAAGATCGTAATCCTGTCTAAGAAAACTGGTCCTAACAGATCTATTTGGTTCAATATCTATATAACTAGTTCTTCGACCATATGCAACAGCTTTTTGTATACCATCATAAGCATCTAAAGTATCAGAAGTTTGCAAATACGCTTCTTGTCTTTGGGAGTCGCTGTCCCACGTTCTATAGAGTGATGAGTCGGTCATTTATGTCAATCTCCAATTAGTGGTATTAATAATGCTATTGTCAATAGTATTACACAAAAATTAGTAAACGTCTTGTATTTTTTCAGCAAACCAATTAGGGCCGTGATATAGCTTGTCATTGTTGAATTTGCTGTTGGCATCAATGCGAGCAAATCCCCCAATAGCCCCATGTTTTTCAATTTCTTTTTCTATAGATAAGTGTCTAGCAGACATGTTTGCCATTAGCAAAGAAGAATAACGGTCCTTGCGTAATCTGCTTTTTCTACCCGCCGCTATTTTAACCTCCGGGGTATCCCATCTTTCCCTTCCGGTTGATGTCTGAGTCATAACAATCATAGATAACTCATCCTTGAGTTCTTCGATCTCCATAACACAATCTTCAAGAGTGTCATACCTTCTACCAGCCATTTTGTCTTGCTCAATTGAAAGACCAATACTAGCAGCATCAAAAAACGGAAACAATAATATCTTGTCCTCAAAATCTTTTCTCATGCCGTGATTAGCCTCGGCCAACCAATCGGCTCTTGCAAATTGACAAAGCCTCAAAATATGAAGTCCCGGCTTATCATCAGTATCTTTTTCTTTTTCCTCTATAACTGGCCATATGGGAACCTCACCCTCACCTATTTTATCTTTATCGTGAAGCGCCTCCATAACTGCAATACCACCACCCTGAGCATCTAGAGCAATTTCTGAGCATGGAAAAACCTTCATTAATTGTCTAATTTTTTTGGCGCAATAAGAATAAAAATCATCTTCATCGACAATTTTAGATCTTAGCTTGTCTTTGTGCTGTTGTCGATTCGTTGTCCAGCAGTGAGCTATTCTTCTGTGGTCTGAATGAACCTCTAAAACAACTATACTAAAATTATCAACTTCTGAGGCGGGATCAACGCCAAATACGTATTTTTTGTCCGAAGAGCCTTTGAGCATAGATTCAAAAGATATTTCTCCAGAATTCAAAATAACAGGCTTGCTAGGAGATGTGGTGCAAGATTCTAGAAGGCTTCTCTTAAAAAATCCCTGACTGTCGGTAGTAAAACAAGCCCCATACTCCATATTGTATATACCAGAATGGATTGTAGCCTTGGCCCTAGCCACCTGTCCATCATCCATAAACCCATCTGGAAGTTTATCAACAGGCAGACGAATCACAGAATATTCAGTCCAATCAAATTCGGGAGGGGGCTCCTCGCCAAACACCTCTTTAAGTTTAGCGGAATTGCCACGACTATTGGTTATTTGTCTGTATCTCTTCCAATAATCAGCAAAGTGGTTAAAATCATAATAGGCGGTTCCCGATAAAATTATTTGGTTAGATTTCTCCATAATGGTATTTGACGCATCTTCTATGTTAACCCCTAGCTGATCTGCTTTCTTCTGTTTTGCTTTCCTTTTTACTTTTTCAATTGGTGACGCAGAAACCGCTGCAAAACCAGCAACAACGTTTTCAAATATTTCACGGGGAATAGAGGCAAATTCATCAGCAATAATGTCGTTTGCGCGCTGACCTCTAATTTTCGAGCCATCACCAAGGGGCAAACAGGTAATAGTGCTTTGATTGATATGCATAACACATCTGTCCACATCTCGTCTAGGACCACTATTAGTGCCACACAAATCCCTTAAAATCGGAGCATTTTTCCAAATGGTATCCATATACTCAAACAAGACTTTTGACTGTCTAAAAGCAGCACCAACAACAATTATTTTTCTGCGTGGCATAAACAGAGCACGAAGAAGGGGGTAAACTGAAAGTAGAAAAGATTTACCCATACCACGAGAACCGATAAGCATTGGAAATTTTCTGTGCCATATCTCGTACAAAATAAGAGCTTGAAAAGGGGAAAGCTCGATGTTTAATATATATTTGCAAGCAAATGAAAAATATTCTGGCCGCATCATTAGCCAAGCAATACGCTCCAGTAATTCGTCTCGACCAGCACCCTCCAATACAAACTCCATAGGATTAAATATATTAGATTCGTCAACCTCAATATTTAACCAAGCATCTTGTAATTTTTGTACATCTGATATCATACACTCTCCACCGCATCTGCAAACCCGTATTCAACCGCCTCTTCGGGTGTCAAAAACCAATCACCCCTCATGTCCAACTTTCTTTTTATGTCCGATCTAACTTGAGATTCTTTTTTGTTCTTATAGTACGGAGATTCTTTACATTTTTCCGCATATATGTCTATCATTCTTTTATCACAAAAATCCTCCCAAGCTGACCAAGACTTTGCTTGTTTTCTTGTGAGGTGGGGGCCAATACCCGTTGTACCCCTATGTATGAGCCAACAGCAGTTGGGCATCGTTATTCTATGATCTGCGGCTTGAGGTACGATAGAACCCATAGACGCAGCCACGCCATGCGTATATATAGTAATATGGCACTTGCTTTTTTTGATTGCATCATACATCATATATCCAGCCTCTTCATCTCCACCTATACTCATTTGATGAATATAGATATCGTCTGAGGACACATTTTCTAAAACCCTAAGATTTTTTACAAGAGTATTAGCCATACGCCAATCAACCCCCGGATCGCCCTCGTCGGGAGCATAACTTCCATGAACAAATATTTCGCGCTTATCAATAATAAGATTATGCGAATGGGCCTCTTCAGCCATTGAGGAGAAGGTACTTCTTTTGGTGTTCATTCTTTGTCCTCTTTGTGAAATAATTCATTTAACCGCTTAAACAGACTGTTGCACACTAGGAAAGCATTGTTTTTATTGCCACAGAATATTATTTTGGTATCATACCAAATTTGAAATTCTAATAGGCATTTCAATAAATATTTTCCCGTTACCCTTACTTTTGATCTAGCGCTCTTAGGAACTCTAGAATTTTCTGGGTACTTCAACACATCGTCCATGTCAAATTCACAAATTATAAAAGAAAAATTATAATCTTTCATCCTTTCCATCTCAGCCTGAAAGGGCACTTTTTTCCTGCCTAAATTCATGGCTATTTCAGAAGCGCACGCTTTTCTTTCTATGCAAACAATATCTTCAAATCCTTTTATGGTATAATCACCTGTATGAAGGGTGTCTATCTGCATCCCGCCACATTTGTCATATTCAGAGAACAACCAACCATCTTGTTCTCGTGTGTCCTTAATTACTGTATAGTTTGGTATATCTTTTTTAATCATCCGAAACCGTTAATATTTGGTTATCTTGATCATAATCAAACCTAAATCCGCGATCAGTCTTGTCTAGCTGAAACGCCTCATTAACATTATTAAAACAATCAACATCAACATTTTCTATAATAAGCTTACTACCACTTTGCCAGTTTCCGATTTTGTCAGAAACAGTGTCGGTGGGAGTGTTAACAGTTTGTGTTTTAGGTGTTGACTTAAATGGGTGCCATTTTTTGAAAAACATCTCTAGCCTCTTTTTATTAGCTCTAAGAAATACGTAATATAGTGATTTTCCCTACCCTTAACACTATCGTGACATTTGCAACATAGTGTTATCCCATTATCTACATCGTATCTCAAAGAAGCCGCAGAAGACCACTTCATAATATGATGCACGTTTAACCTTGTTCTCTTCCCCCTTTTTTTACACATCTTACATGTAAATTTATCTCTTTTTAAAACAGACATTCTAAACTGCTTGTATACTGGATCGTCGTAATTTCGCTTCTTTGACATCGTGGTCCACCATGTTTTTTGCTAATTGTTCAAAACTGATTTTAGGGCTCCAATCCAATAATGTTTTTGCTTTCTGGGGAAGGCCCAATAAATAATCAACTTCAGCAGCCCTATAGAATTCTGGATCGATTACTACATATTTTTCCCATTTTTGTATGCCCACAGTCTCAAATGAAGCCTCTAAAAAATCTCTTACACTATGGGTTTCTCCAGTAGCTATAACATAATCATCTGGCCTTTCCTGTTTGAGCATCAGGTACATGGCGCGTACATAATCTTTAGCGTGTCCCCAGTCTCTACGTGCGTCCAAATTACCAAGCCTCAACTTTGGAAATTGAAAACCCTGATCCACATGCGTTCTTCCGGGGATGTATACCTCATTTTTATCAATATCAGCCAAATCTTCTGGGCCAACATTGTGATACATCATCCATGCTACAAATTCGCCAATCCACTTTGTAATTTTTCTAGTTACAAAATTTTCACCGCGCCTCTCGCTTTCATGATTAAACAAAATGCCACTACAGGCAAAAATACCATAAGCATCTCTATAATTACGAACAAGATGATGAGCAGCCAATTTCGCAATAGCATATGGGCTTTGCGGCATAAATGCAGTATTTTCATCTTGATATTTATGGCAACTTTTTCCAAATATAGGCTCAACTACTTCAGTATAGTTTTTACCAAACATTTCACTAGAGCTTGCTTGATAAAATTTAATATCATCTTTTCGTGGGCTATACCTAATGGCTTCAAGTATATTAAGCACACCAGAAGCGGTTACGTCCCAAGTTAATGACGGTTGATTAAAAGAAGTCCCCACATGCGACTGGGCTGCTAAATTATATATTTCGTCTGGTGTATTCTCATCTATAACCTTGCTAACATTAAAAGCGTCTGTAATATCGCCTTCTACAATTTTAATTTTGGGCAGAATATGAGAAATTCTTTTGGTGGTATCCACGCTAACCCGCCTAGTTACGCCAACTATTTTATACCCCTTTTCCAAAAGAAGCTCAGCTAAATAACTACCATCTTGTCCTGTTATTCCGAAAATAACTGCTTTCATATGTTTTTCCTATGTTATATGGTTAGATATTTTAGCGGCTTGATATAAACCGTTTGAAACCGCAAATAATGGTTCTTTGGCGTGTTTTACTTCTGAAATGGGTACTGGAAAATCTTTATCAATCAACTCTTTTAATCTTTCTGTAAAACCAGTGATCAACGAAGTTCCACCAGCTATCACTATAGGCATTTCTGTGATAACGTTTGGAAGTTTCTTTTTGGGTGTTTTCTCATAAAGCTCTTTAAATTGTTCTATCACGTAACTCAGCAGTGATTCGTAATAAATTGAAATTGCTCTTTGAATTCCTGTGGTTGCGTCGGTCAAGCTAAAATCTGCTTTCTCTTTTATTGCTGTAACAACGTTATTAGTTTCATCCGTGTGCTTAGCCGCATGAGCGTCTATCCAGTCCCCTCCCCTGCTCAAACTAAAGGAAAACACGGGAATACCCATAAAAGCATAGACAATATTGCACATGCCCGCGCCAAAACTCATACCGATACCAGTATATTGGGTGTCTGCAAGCTCTGAGTAGACCACAGCCAAACCTTCTGTCATCACATTTATGTTTTTATATCCCAAATCTGTAAAAACCCCATTTAGGATTTGTTTGTGGTACTCAACATCAAAGTCGGCATCTATTGGTTCTGCGGGAACACAGTAGTACAATACATCATCGGGAGATTCTGAACGTCCCGCCACAGCTTTTATTAGCTCAGAAACCATAACGTTAGAAACAGGTTGTTTGGGATTCAAAACACCCTTAGACATTGGGCGTAAACACTCTTGATGAAATAAATTAGCAAATTTAAACGCATCATCTCCCAACACATAAAGCGTGCCATCAGCCTTCACATAGTGCGCACCCGCATTTTTAAGCATTGTTTCACCAAATTGATTTGCAGACCCCTCCAAAAATTTTGATGGATTTATTTTGAAGAAAGCATCTCTTATTTTTCTAAACACAGTACTCCCATTTTCTTCTTCTGCGCATGAAATAAAACCCGTACCTATATCTATACCTATTACTTTTTTATTATTATCGGTCATCGAATATGCCTCATTTTCTTGTATTTGTTTTTGATTTCCGCGACCGCTACATTTTGGGCAGATGCCATATACTGGAAAAGGCTGCGGACCTCCCTCTCTGTATGCTGATGGGCGACTCGTGATACTATCGAAGCTAAATCCTGTTGTTTTGCTTGGTACACAGTTGTCACACTGAAATTCCTCATGATTTGTGTTCATGTTTGTAAACTGTTCCTATCCTTTTTTCACCAAAAGACGTTTCTATTGTTGGTGCAGAAAAGGACTCTAAATTTTTATTATGCGTGGGTAAATCGTCTTCGAAATTTTGTACCCTTTTATCTTTTTCTCTTTGTTGTTTTTTGCCTTTGCCAAAATCAGTATATTTAGACAACACATACATAACCGAAAAAACCAACCATGTAAAGCAAAGCGTAATAACAAAACATAATACTATTATTTGTCCTAAAAGTTCGTAAGACATTATTCTTTACCTTTTGCTGTTTCTGGTGTTAAAAAGGGCTGATCTACTTGTCCGTCATTGTACTGCATGTATTCTGAAAGACGTTCTTTCTCGTTTTCCATCGCTAATCTCATTTTTTCCATATCTACACCAATCTTGTTACGGAACTGAGGATCGGTTGCAATTTTCTTTACAAGCGAAGCGAAAGTGAGCTTAGAATCCTCAATTGCTTTGACTCGCTGCTCTCTGGTGCCCTTGAGATCCTTCAGCATCGTCGCCTTGCGCGCTTGAAGATCTTTATAGTCTTTGGATAGGGTTTCCATTGAAGCTCTTAAAACGGCCACCTGACGCTCCAGATTGACTATCAGATCCATATCGCGCTGATCTTTGTCTCTGGCCTTTTCTTCTTGCACCAATCTTTCAGCTAATGCAATCTCCTGTTGATTCTCTCGTTGGCCTTTGAGTATTCTGTTCATAAGTATTTCTAGTTTGATTGTATCGATTATTTGCATCTCTTCCGTATGGAATACATCATCTTTGAATTGGCTCCACATTTTCTTGAAATGAAATTCGAACATTTCCAACTCTTCAGAAGAAAATTGATTTGATAGCTCTCTATAGTATGGCTTCTCCTTCAACTCATTAGCAACCGCTGCCTCTTTTTTTTGTTTCGTTGAGAAGCCCACATTCTTCTTTATCCAATCACGTATCGAATCTGGATCACGATCTAGCTTCTCAGCTATGGACTCTGGAGAAAGAACCTCGGCATTCGCCTCGATAAATTCCATCTCTTCTTTTGAAAATCTACCCTTCTTCATACTTAGCTCCTTTGGAGATGTTTTCTAAAGCCCATAACGGCTGTAAGTTTGACCAGTGAAAGCATTTACGTTGCTGTTCCGGATCGGTCAGATCAAATGCTGCACAGGGTATGATATGATCTATGTGCCACCTACCACGATTCTGTCTTGTCATTCCTTCTGTGAACTGAGATTCTAAGTGTAGCCAAAGTGCTCCTATCGTGCAGCCTAACAGCTCCATCGTGCTGGCTGATTTGCTTTTACCTTTTAATGCGTGGTTAACCCTAGATCTTAGGGTGCACGCCATCTTGAAATTTTCGTCGGAATTATACCTTTTCTTATTATATTCAATCTGATGTGCTATTTTTTTCTCCCTATTGGCTTCGTACCACTCCTTTGCTTGTTTGATATATCTCTCCCTGCTGGCTTGGTAGTATCCCTTTATTTTTTCTTTGTTGGCTTCGCGGTGTTTTTTCTTGCAGACCTTACAGCTCGGATAGTACCCATCTTTAGTTGCGGAATCTTTAGTAAAATATTCCTTCGTTTTTTCTTCTGCGCACTTTGTGCATTTTTTTGTGTCCATTCCATTTTTCCTATACTGTCACGCATTTGGCCAAGTTTTTAGGTTTGTCAGGATTGATACCCCGCTCTACGGCTATGTAATAAGCTAGCAACTGTAATACAATATTACACACTAAGGACTGAGAATATTTCTCCCCCGTATCCCTACACGAAAAAATAATATCACCCAAGCCCTCTAGTTTGTCTTTTATGGCGTCATGAGTAATTATCACCACAAATCCCTTTCTTGACTTAATTTCTTTTATATTAGAAATAGTTTCAAGGCGAAAATTCTCTGTGACAATAAAAAGGCTCGGAACCTTATAGTCCACGAGCGCAATTGGCCCATGTTTCATTTCCGACGCTGGCATACCCTCAGCGTGGACATAAGCCACCTCTTTAAACTTCAAAGCCCCCTCAAGAGCTATGGGATAGTTCTGTCTGTCGCCCAGAAACAGAAAGTGATCATAGCCTATAATTCTTTTTGCTATATCCTTAATTTCGGACGCCCTCTTCATTAAGTTGTTAATTTGTTTAGTCATGGGCTCGACAAGCCCACATAACTTCATACACGAGGCCGTAAAGGTTTTAGTAGCTGCGACAGAGTATTCTGGCCCCACATCCAACAATATTTTCGCATATGCCATATCATACAACATAGAATCGCACGTATTGGTCATACATACAAAGTCATCAGGAACCGCCCCAATAATATCCTTAGTTTCTCCACTTTGGCTAATTGCTAAAACGTTTTGATGTAATCCGTAATAATTAGCTTGGCTAGCATGAATACATCGTGTAGATATGCCCTGTTCTTCCAAAAAGTAGGCCCCAAACATGGCCGCATATAAACTACTACCCGTCGCAATAATATCCATGATGTCACAATCAAAATTGTGTCGCTCCCCCCCATCTAGCTCGGCCTGCTCCCAAATCTCAGTAAACATTCTGTTTGGGCCATATTCGCGCACATTATTTGGAACGAGAGACGTTTGATTAGGTGAGACATCGCCCAGTAGCCTAAAACCGTTCTCTAATTTGCTAGCTTTATCACTAAAACCCGAAAGAGCATGAAGATCGCTACTAACATAACCATTTTCTGTCATAAACAACCTTTTCTTGCCTTTTGCCACACACCACACTTCACCCGTTTCACTATTCAAAAAAACAAAGGCGTTATCGCCCTCGATACTTTCGTAAACCTTTTTGGGGTTGCCCTGATAAAGCCACAATACATTTGCCAGCCATTTTGTGTCCAATATATGAGAAGGGGCATTTTCAACAATACCATTATGGACAACATAAAAGTTTTTAAAGTTTTGAGGGTGCGCATTCTCAACCGTGACTTCCCCGTTGGTGGCCCATCTAACATGACCGATGCACAAATCCACATCTTCTTTTTCAAACGCCGCTCGATCTACAGAACCCAGCCCCTTAACAACATCAACTTTATCGCCCTTCAGGGCGGCGGCGTAACCGAAGCTGTCGTAGCCCCTGTACTCAAGCCGCGACAGCCCCTTGTAGGTGTCTTTGAGTGAATTTGTATTTATAGATCCAAAAATACCACACATGGTTAGTCCTCTTCAAAGTCTCCATTAATAATATCCTCAATGGCCTGTATAATTATGGCCTTACGGCCTTTGGGCAGAGGAGAGTTTGTGCGTAGTTTTAAATAGTCAGAGCGCAAATCTGCGGGCAGCGTTCTGTCTATAAGATCTAGCATCTCAGATAAGTGGGCATTATCCACAGTCTCATCATCAATAGAAACACAATAGAGGGCCGTAATATCTACGGGCTCAAGTATGCTCTTTTTGCGGTCCTGAATCTTTTGGGCATTACCGTAATCAAATCTGTAATAATTATCCCGTTTGAAATTCTTCAACCGATTATTAATGTGCGTGTACATAAAGTTCTCTAGGGGCTTGTTGGTGTCGTACCTATTCAAACCCTCCACACCCATCAGAAACGCCTCCTGTTCTATATCTTCAACTTCATATGAGGCAAAGACATATTTAGGGGCTAACTTGCGGGCGACTCTAGTGATAACCTCAATTACTTCTTGCTCAGACAAGTTGCTCGGTATCTTCATCGTCGTCCTCTTCTTCTCTTTGGGCGACTAATTCGTCATAGGGTATTCCATGAATAGTGTGTGGGGGCGATTCCCCGGCCCATTCTTCCATGTTAATTGGCTCAGTGGGATCAGGGGTCGATAGGCTTTCTTCGGCCCACTTTTCTATTTTAGCGTTTCCGCGCATGTGCAATTGAGTTTCAATACCCTTTTTTTTAATTCTTCGTGACATATAGCACCTCTTGAAATATTGTTAATCTATATAAGTATATACACCAAAAGCACTATATGCACATTATTTAGAACAATTATGGCGAGTCTGAGACAATTAGGTACGACATATAAGATATTTTTTTTGAATTGTGTCTAAACCACCTCCAAATACGCGAAGGGCCAGCACGGTGAGCCAGCGAACAAAAAAGTACCCCGCCAGCACGGTGTTGGGCGCGCGCGCGGGCGCGGACGACGTAAATTATTGGCCCATAAGGGTTTACGTCATGTTTACGGGGCCAAGAATGTTTTAAGTCCTTTGATAGTAAGGAGTTACGTCAAACTATAGGAAGGCGTGACACATGCGGTCAATTCCCCCCCCATAAAGGTGGGGCATCTAAGTATAGGCACAGTAACGACTTACGAAACGTGTCCCGAAAACTAGGTGTCCACCTAAGCTGTAAGTCCTTTGGTAGTAAGAGGTTACGTGTTTGCCCTTGACTCATTGTATATAATTAAAGAAAGAGAGAGAGAAGGACATGATAAAAAGTTTTAAAAAGTTTTCAGAATTAAGCCAAGATTCGAGCAGTTTGAACGAATATATAGTAGAGAACAACGAGTTAGTTTTAGAAAGAGAGTTTAAGATGAAAAAGATTCAATTGAAAAACGCTGTTGCTTTTGTTGGTAAAGCTCCAAAGCTGGTAGGTCCGAAAGTTAAGTCTGATATGGCCTATGACGTTAAAAAAGATTCTGGTTATTTCCAGAATACTAAACGGAAGTGACCTAACGAGTCACTGGGTTGGACGATAATAGTAATATGAAAGATAAAAAAATGACGCTCACAAAAGTAATGTTCCAAGTTTGTTACAGTCAAAAGCTACGCAAGCCCAACGGCGTTAGTAAAGTACGTTGGAACGCTGCGGTTAAAATGGCTAAACGTATTTTGAAAGAGGGTTAAGATGATGATTAGAATTATCACTAAACTTTATGACGGTTCAACCTACAGCAAGACGGTTGACATTGGTGGAACTCCCGATAGCGGGATCAACTGTTTAGT